GCAAAGATTACTACGTATCGTTCACTTAAATGGCATTTACTAGTACTTTGGTATTTAAACCCTAACCTCAACCAAGACGACTTTATACAATTAGCAGAATATATAGTGCACAAGCCAAACGGCTTTGTAAGTTTTAACGTATCAGAGCGTTTGCTAGAAAAAGTTGTCTACGAGGTTAGCATGTCTGATCTTGATCGTCCACCTAAAAATAAACTACGTAAAGTTATATTTAAACCATTTAGTGGCTTAACAAAAGAACAAAAATTATCTATTGTAGGTCAGCTAGTTGGGCAAAGCCCTAGAATACAACCAGACGATATTTATTCTGTTATGGTTGATATGCATGACAACAAACAAAAGATAACGATACGTAAGCTCTCTGAGCTTCTTAGCGTGTCTAGCCGCACAATACATAGACACATGTGTAATGATCTTAAAAAAGAAAAAGAACTACTTAATCAACAATTATGAAACAATATAACTCAGACAACTTTAGCAGATACAAAAAAGATGTTAAAGCTTCGCAGCCAGAAAGTAAGTTTTGGGACGAATATACTAGAGATGAACTTATAATTAAGTTTATGCCTTTAGTTGAAAAAATATCAAGAAACTTTAAGCAAGGCGATGCTGCTTCTGGTGTTTTATCATTATCAGACGCTATGCAGTTTGGTCACGTTGGCTTAATAAAAGCTGTGGACAAAATAATATGGAAGCAAATATTTAGTTCAAAAGATCCTGAGCGTACATTAAAATCTTACATAGCTAAAAGAGTACGCGGCGCTATACGTAGAGCTATAGATGGTAACAGAACTGGTATGCGTATACCAGAACATAAGCTAAATGAAATACGTAAAAACTTTGATGATGAAAAAAATTCTCAACTATACTACAATAGTATATTTGAAAGCATAGATATTAATAACGAAGAAGAAAATAGTTTTATTAATCAAATAGAAGATGTTAGCGAAGACTCTATGAAAGTTGAAAACTTAAGCAAAGAAATATTAAATGTTATGAAAAAATGTTTAAGTGAAAAAGAATATCATGTAATAAGATTAAGCTACGGACTTGGTTGTGATAAACAGTCTGCTAAAGAAATAGCTCAATACTTAGATATTGAAGGCGTAAGCTCTTATGTTAGAGTTTCACAGCTAAAAAAGCAAGCTATAGACAAGTTAAAAAGTAATATGAATTACTCGCAAGTGGTTGATTACCTGTAAGTTACTCGTTAAATATTAACTGTTATATGTAATTATATATATAACCTAAACCAATATACCAATGACAGATTTAACTAAAAAACTAGCTGATGTACAGACTAAGTTAAAAGCAAAAAAGTCTTCATATAATAGCTTTGGTAAATACTATTTCCGTAAAGCTGAAGACATCCTTGAAGGTGTAAAACCTTTTTTATTACAACACAATATTTATGTTACAGTATCAGAAGAACTAATCGCTACAGATCCAGTTCCAATGATTAAATCAACCGCTACAATTAGTGACGGTAAAGATCATATACACGCTACTGCTGTAGTTGGTGTTGATATGCAACAAAAAGGTATGCAGACTGCTCAACAGTTCGGTGCGGCATCTACATACGCAAAAAAGTATGCGCTTGGTAATTTGTTTTTAATTGACGATACTGAAGACGCTGACGCAACAAATAATCATGGCAAAGCAGCTCAAGTTACTACAAAGCCTAAAGCTAAGATAACAAAAGAGCAAATGACTAAAGCTATTGACTTTGTTAAAAACGGCGGATCAGTAGATGCTATTAAAAAGAAATATACATTAACTGACGCTCAAATTAAACAATTGGCATAATGAAAGAAATCTACGAAAAACTAAGAGATGACGAGCATTACTACGGCGACTTTGGTAAACAGTTCCTTAGTAACTCTGACATATCTACTTTGTTAAAAAATCCTAAAGATCTACATAAGCCTAAGCCTAGTAGCCCGGCTCTCTTAGTTGGTGGATATTTTCATACTGCAATACTAGAACCTGACAAGTTAAATAGGTTTAAAATAGTTGAAGCTACTACACGTAACACAAAAGCTTACAAAGAAATATCAGAAGGTGAACTATGCTTATTACAGCATGAAGTTGACAAGATACAACTGATGACAGAAGCTATACAAAATAACGACGTGTGTAGAGACTTAATTAAACCTATACTTGGCGAGGTTGAATATGAAGAGCCACGTGTACAAAAAATCCACGGTCAAATGTGGAAAGGCAAAGCTGATGTAATTAACCATGAAGAAAAATTAGTTATTGATCTTAAAACTACAAGTGATATAGATAAGTTTCAGTGGTCAGCTAATAAGTTTAATTATGACAGCCAAGCCTTTATTTATAGCACTCTATTTGGCTATGAGATGTTATTCATTGTTATTGACAAAGAAACACATCAAATAGGTTTGTTTGATTGTTCGCCTGACTTTTATGCTAAAGGCGAAGACAAAGTGCGTAGAGCTTGTGACGCATACGAGTTGTTCTATCAAACAGATAATTTTGATCACAAGCAACATTTATTAACTAAAACCCTTTAAACCAATGCCTAGAACAAAAACTAGAGTATGTGACGTTACAGGTATGAAAACGTCTGAAAAGAATTTTTATACTAATCAAACGCACGTTAAAGCTGTTGATAATATTAGACGTAATACTACGGCTACTAAAGATCAACTTAAACACATGTTTAACCAATTAAATAACTACTAAATGGCAAGTATTATTAAAACGAGTATCAACCTCAACGATATACCGAAAGACAAAATCTATGTCGGTAAAAAAGGTAAATATTTACCAATAACTATTACGCTCAATGATGAGCCTGATCAGTTTGGTAATCAAGGCCCAGTTGTTGTTGAGCAGACAAAAGAAGAGCGTGATGCTAAGGCGCCGAAGACATACCTTGGCAATGTTAAAGTTGTGTGGACTAACGGTACTAACGTTGATACTGCACCACGTGATAACCAACCAGCTGCACCAGCTCCGGCACCTGTAGCTGATGAAGATTTACCGTTTTAATAAATGAACGTACAGGAAAGAGAGATCAATGGATTTACGATTGACCAGT